ACATTAGTAATACCGCCACGGCGTGTTCCTGCTGGAGCAAACCATGGATAAGAGACATTATCGCTTAGAGCAATTGTACGCAACATCATGTGGCTTGGAGGAACAACAATGTTGTTGCCTAACAAGTCTGTGGTATAACCCCATGGATAGAACACACCAAGATAAGCATCTGTTGCAATTAATCCGTCATCGCCGTTAACTGTTGCGTTTGCTGTGTTGTTACCCCAGTTGCTTAGTGTAGTAGCATCTGGTGTTAAACGTGCTGGTGTATCGCCAACCACGAATGCAGTTTGTCCACGGTCGTAGTTTAAGCCAACCAATGCTGTAATTGCTTCAGTATAACCTGGGCAAGCCATCAAGTTGAAAATAAGTGATTCTTCATCACGCATGTTTGTGTTGCCGTTGATTTCTGCATTGATTGCAGCAAGTACAACTTGACGTACAGCCTTGCGTCCAAATGATCCAGCACCATTAACTTGGTTGGCAGCATAGCTAACCCAGCGAGCTGGATAGTAGTCTGTCATCACTTCATCACCAAATCGGATGTTACGTGCAAGAACATCAACATAAGTTTCTTGATAACGTTTAACGTTAAATCCACTACGACGCAAATTCCATAACAATGTTCCTGATGGATACAATGCAGGATCTGGACAGTCAAAATCTACAAAATCGCTGCCTAACAAGTCAACTATAGGACTAGCGTCAGGACCTTCACCAGTTGTGTTCCAACGTGCGTCTGCAAATAAAACACCATTTTGTGTTGTTTGATCTGCGTTATCAAGTAGTACCCATTTCTTAGTGGTAAAGTTAAATTTATAGATTAATGGGAAGTTTTCTAAATCAGCAGTACTGATCCACAAATCTCCGTTTACCAGTGCAGTTCCATCAGACTGTAATGTTGGTCTAGTTGCACTAACAATCGGACCTGTTGGATTACTGCCTGCAATACTGCTATAACCCTTCCAAATTGTACCGTTATGCACCATGGTATCAACTTCGTCAATCATGGTGTTGTACCACAATGTACCGTCTGTTGGTGTTGATGTAGGTGCAGTGTCACTTGATGTAATATCAAAAGACTCTGTCCACAAACTTGCAACACCATCTGCAACACCTGTTGGATCTAGGTAGAAATTAGTAGTTGTACCAGCTGCAAATAGTTGATTTATCGGAGCACCAGTTCCGTCGGTGAATTTAATGTCGCCGCCGTCTGTGTGACTAATAACAATTTGATTAGTAGTAGTTCTTGTGGCAGTTACTGGAAGACCAGTTAGTTGAGAATGTAACTGATCCAACAATGAATTTACGTTTTGCACAGGATCAGTTCCTGCTGTAAATGTAACAGTGACATTGGTGTAGGTATTTGATCCTGCACGGCTTACGTCCAATTGGAATGTATTAGTGCCAGCAGTGAAATTACGGGCAGTTGTGATTGCAATCGAAGTTACTATAGTTGGACCAACTCCTGAACGTGCATAAATTTTAAAATCTGCTTCGTTGGTTGTTTCGGCATCATTTGTTTTTACATAAACAGTACCGATTGCTAGGCCTAGTCCACCTGTTAATGGATCTAATCCGTTAAGGGCCTGGGCTGCTGTTGGGTATAACGAAACTGCTTGCTCTACAAAGGCACCAGTAGTTGCACTGTATTTTTTAATAATATAGTCTGCACCTTGATTAGGTTTAGTTGTCTTAACCCAGATTGAACCAGTTGGAGCATTGTCTGCATCGAATGTTGGAACTGAAGTGTGTTTGCTGATTTGTAATACAGGAGCGATATAAGTAGTTGAAGATAATCCAACTTTTGCTACAGTAGTGCCACTGATCACAATGTCAACACCACTAGAATAAAGATTTAAAAATCCGCTAATTGCGGCTGCTTTAACACCACCTGCAGAAATGTTTGCAGCATTGATGGCAGCAGCCAATGCAGTCACTGACTCAACACCAGTTACAGTAACACTGTTAATAACAATTTCGTCGCCCACTAGCAGAGTGGGACTAACTATGTTTCCAGTGGCAGCAGGCCAACTTGCTTTCCAAGCACCTGTTCCAACTTTAACCCATGTTCCTGCGGCTGTGTTTGTTAAAACTTTTTTGTAGTACAATCTATTAAGACTTGTAGTTGCTACCAGTGCATACTCGCCGTTGGCACCAACTGAAGTTGCAGGATCTCCGTCTGCAACTGCTCCGACTAGTTGATTAACATCAGTGATGATTGTTGGGTAACGAACATTGTCCGTGCCAAATGTGCCAGTGTCTGCGTTATATTGGTTGACGCCAAATTTGGTGTCCGCAGTAGCAAACCAGTATGTTCCGTCAGCTGGTGCACCAGTAGGTGCTTCTGCTTTGCCTGTCAGTTGGTCAAGATCTAAATCTGCACGTACCACATACGCACGATTGCTCACCCCTAAGAAGCTGTATGCAGCCTCTAAACCATACTCATTCTGTTCACCAGCATGGATAGGATTGTTGTTTGAGTCAGTGTAAAATTTGGGTATACCAAATGTATCTGAAAGATCTTTCTGGCTAGTAAGCAAATATATTTTGCCTGCGTTTGCTGCCAGTGTTCCAGGTGCGGTACCAGTACCTGCACCATTTTGTTTATTTTCTGCGGAAGCAACGACAATTAACGGTACAGTGCCGGGGGCAGCTGGAGTGTAGAAACTCTCGTCTATTACTGTTACGCTTACGCCTGGTGAACTTAATTGAGCCATATGTTTTATCTCCATGAATACATGTTCTAATGTATTTATAGGTTTTTTGGTTTTTCTAGCTGATATAGCGTAATGAAATTGACAAAAAAGGCTTGAAAAGGTATAAATATTTTCACAAAGGTCTTAAAAGGTATGCATCCAGATTTAATAAAAAACAAATATACAAAATGGTACGCTTTGATTATTGCTAATTGTAAAATGCGTGTTAAGCCAACTGTTTATACAGAGTCTCATCATATTCTTCCTAGGAGTTTAGGAGGTGCTGATGTTCCTGAAAATTTAGTAATCTTAACTGCAAGGGAGCATTTTGTAGCACACTTGCTATTAGCTAAACTGTACAGAGGCGATAGTGGAATTAAGATGGCACAGGCTATTAATGCTATGTCTATGCAGGATCGTGACGGAAAACGTACTCGATTAAATTCAAAAAAATATGCTCTTGCAAAGTCAATAATTAGTAAAATATATCGACAAGCTGGCAAAGAATATAAAAAAGAAAAAACAATACAGGATGAAATCTTATCTGCACATACTGATCTAACAAAAGTATTTGATAGGGGATCTTGTAAGATATGCGGAATTCGACCAAAAACTATTAATTATATCAAAGAAGGCAAGACCTTTTATAGATCAACTTGTACTATTTGTAGTAAAGGAGATACACGAGAACGGGTTCCAGATTGGATGCGGGATGGCTATAAAAAATTAACAAATTGCGAAATATGTAATTTTAAATCAAAATTTACAGAACAATTACTTGTAAATAAAGAAAATAAAAAATACAAAACAATCTGTTTAAACTGTCAAGTGGCTATTAAATTGACTCCGCCGAAGTTAATTCCCGATTTATAAGAGGGTATACTTGGGCGTACAAGTCATCAATGTGTCCATTGTTGTCTAATACAGCATCAAACTCAGTACCAACCCATGCAGTTTCACTGGCATGAATTCCTAATTCTTCTATTTTAGACTTGCTCAATGCCCAGGTCATGTTGCCTCGGTCACCTTTATTCATGCTGATTGCCGCGTCGTACCATTCAGGTTCAGTGCCTCGGAGAACACGTACAACAATGCCGCCAGCATCTTTAATTGACTTAATTTCGTTAGGAAAGCGGCAATCACTGATAACAACATCGTCTGTACTATTACGTAGCTTGTTTTCTAAACTGGCAATCCAAATATCATCGTGAAATGCTCGACGACATACTTCAGTACCCCAGTATTGTAACACCCAACGTGGTGTGAGATTGGGTATATTCAAGCGTTCTGACCACCAAGGATCTACCTGTTCACGCCATTCACGGGCTTGTTTAGTGCGTCCTTCTAACATAGTACGGTCCCAGCCGAACACTTGTGCCACTGCATCTTTAAGACTATTGGCAAATGATTCTCGACGAAATCCGTGAAAGTTAGTAAGGTAGTCGGCAATAGTATCTTTGCCAGAACCAATAAAACCGCAAACGCCTATAATCATAGAGCCCCCTAATAATAGCTCTATTATATAACAGTTTTATTACAAAGTCAATTTATTTGTTAGCCAATAACAAATGCATAGCCTGTACCACCTGCTATGTAAGTTTCCATTTCTTTGTCAAGATCTTTAAGTTCCGCTGTTCCAGCAGTTAATAATGCTGTACCGTTTAGTGTGATGGCACTACCTGGCCCTGCAATAGAACCAAACTTACTGCGGGCTTCTCCCAGCATGATTTTACAACTTGCCAGTGTATAGTCTTTGAGCCATTGTTTGGCATAGATATCCTGTAGCAATACCCAGTCTGGACGATAGTTCTGACTCTTAATTAAAATTTGTTCGCCTTGTGCAAACGGGCGTTGTAAAATGTTTAGAATATGACTTGTGGGCTTCCAACTAAATTCAATGAACGATCCAAACATTTTACCCACTAGCTTTTGATAGCCAGCAAATAGTTCATATGTTGCAAGGCCGCCCATCATACTACCCGACATCAAATAGGTATTTGTATAGGCCAAGTTGAATGGTTCAAACAATGTACCACCTGCACCCATACCACTTCTACTGCCAATTGCTCTGCGAAATACACTTTGCACATTGATAATTTCGTCGGGCAAGCGATATTCGTTTTGATCCTGTATTAATTCAAGGAAGCTATAACTTTCCTCCACTGCGTTTGGACTGCGTTGTCGAAAGCGATTTAACGCACGATCAAGTCCAGTTTCATAGTGAATAGGGTCAAGCTCTACTTCAATCATGCCATCGCCAAGCATGGCACGAACATAGTCAAACACTTTGTTTCGTTCCAATAATGAATTAGATTCTGTTGTTGCTGGTAGATCGTCCATATAAGTTCTCCATGTATATTTAGCTGGCGATAAATATCATATGCCAAGACTATCACTGTATAAACCCGAACGTGGGCAAGATTATAAATTCATGGATCGCCAGATTTCTGAGATGTTTCAGGTTGGCGGTACAGATGTATACTTGCACAAGTATATGGGTCCAAAATTAAACCCAAACGGTACCGCAGATCAACCTGTAATTGATTCATACAATGTGGCAAACATACAGGATTTACTGTTTTTAGAAAACCGTGATAGGAAATACGAAGAAGAAATATACCGTATTCGTGGCATTTATAATGTGCAAAATATCGACTTTAATCTAAGTCAGTTTGGCCTGTTCATTGATAACGATACAATTTACATGACTGTGCATATCAACGATTTTATCAAGTATATCGATCGTAAACCTATCAGTGGCGATGTGATAGAACTACCGCATTTGAAGGATCAATTTGCACTGAATGATTACGATATTGCCTTGCCACGATATTATGTAATTGAGGATGTGGGCCGTGCCAGTGAAGGATTTAGCCCAACTTGGTATCCGCATTTGTACAGATTAAAACTTAAGAAAATAACAGATAGCCAGCAGTTTGCTGACATTCTCAACAAACCTGCTACAGATGCTAACGGTGATCCAAGTGGTATGACATTGCGTGATTTGCTCAGTACACACAACAAAGAACTGGAAATCAACGATCAAGTTGTTGCACAAGCAGAAGCAGATGCACCCAAGAGTGGATACGAAACAAGACAGTTTTATACACTTGCAGTTGATTCTACGGGCAAACCAACATTAACAACCGCGGATGAAACTGATATATCAGCGGCATCTTCAGTAAGAGCAAGTCAAGTGAATGGTGTTCCGGAGCGTACTGGATATACAGGTTATTTGGTAGGCGACGGTTTTCCAGTTAACGGATACGAGTTTGGATTTGGAATACAGTTCCCTATGGCACCAGCACAAAATGATTTCTTTTTGCGTACTGATTTTTTACCCAATAGACTGTTTAGATTTGATAGTACTAGATGGATCAAAGTTGAAGATGCAGTACGTATGAATATGACTAATAACGACACAAGACGTACTTTTAAGACTAACTTTATTAACAATACTAATCACATGTATACTGATATTGTTGCTACTGATTATGTAAGATTAGAAATTGGAGATACGGTTGTACTTACTAACATTGCGTCCACTGTCACAGCACCGTATGTTGTGTTAAAACTTGATACAAACAAATTAGAATATGCACTTGCAGATCATCCAGAGTTAATTTCTATTGCAGGTAGTTTTATACAAATAGCATTGCCAGTTATTAATCTAACACAAGAAACAATTCCTTACGATGGAGCGTGGACTGTAACGCTATACAATGTACGCGAAGAAGAGAGGCAAAGTCTCTCTAAGGCACTTAAACCCAAGGCAGATCTATAATGCAACATTTTTACGATGGTCAAATACGTAGATATCTAACACAAACAATTCGGGTGTTCAGTAATTTTGTAGTCAAATACAGCGACGGTACACTAGTACGTATTCCGGTTATGTATGGTGATGCTGACAGACAAGTTGCCAGTATCATAAGGCAAAATAGTGAAAACAAAGTTAATAGTGTTCCTAGAATTTCTGTGTATATCGGCGAATTAAGTTTGGATCGTAATAGACTTAGCGATTCAAGTTTTGTAGGAAAAGTACACTTTAGAGAACGTGGAATCCAAGTTGACACAGCAACTGGGAATGACACGTATAATCAAAGCCAGGGCCGTAATTATACTGTTGAACGTGTGATGCCAACTCCATTCAAACTGACAATGAAAGTAGATATATGGGCCGCCAATACTGACCAGAAATTACAAATCATGGAACAGCTATTGGTGTTGTTTAATCCTAGTTTGGAACTACAAACAACTGACAATTACATTGATTGGACCAGTTTAACCACCTTAGAATTAACTGATGTAAAATGGGGCAGTAGAACTGTTCCAGTAGGAACTGATACTCCTATTGACATAGCTACACTAACAGTAGTAACTCCAATTTGGATTAGTCCGCCTGCTAAAGTCAAACACCTTGGCGTTATTACCAAAATTATCACAAGTTTTTATCAAGATTCAAACACAAGCCCAAGTGGATACATAGATGGCCTAGGGCAAGATCTTGCTGGCCCAACAATAACATTATCAACAGAGCTGACAAGAATAACCGAAACTACCAGCGGTAACTTTGGAATTCAAGTATACGGTGGCGAAGTTAGATTAATGGCTTCGAGTGAAAATGCAATACCTAAAAACAATCTTTTAGAATTGCCGGTTAAACAAGGGCCAGCTATCAATTGGCTAGTGCTGTTTGAACAATTTCCTCAGCAGTATGTTGCTGGTTCCAGTAGATTGTTTTTAACGCAGCCCAACGGATCAAGTGTCATAGGTACTATATTGATCAACCCATTGGATAATACACTACTTAATGTGTCATGGGATACTGATACACTTACTACCAACACCGGCATAGATAGTAATGGATACTTGGATACTGATATTGGATACAATTTAGGCGGGTGTCACAGAGCCAGTAGTCCGGGCACGTTCGATGCCATCATGGACCCACTGGTTACTGGGCCCAGTGATGCAAAATTTGTTTCTCGATACGGTGCATTAGCAGCTGGTCGACGTTATTTAATAATAGAAGATATCGGCAGTGTGATCAATACAGACGGTGCCGATGCTTGGAAAAGCACTGCAAATGTTGATTTTGTGGCACATGCCAACGATATTATCGAATGGAGTGGCACAGCATGGCAAGTAATTTTTAACAGCATTCAAGAAGCAGACACCATGGTATGGCAGACGAATATATACACTGGAGTTCAGTACGCATGGAACGGAGTTTCCTGGGTCAAGAGCTTTGAAGGTGAATATACGGCCGGCCAATGGATGATAGAACTATAAC